GATAGCAACTTGTTGGTACTAGGTATCACCGAGTTGGCTAGCAACTTGATTGTGAATGGATCTACCTCTATCAGTAGCAACCTATGGGTATCTGGACTCATAGATGTAGATAAGAATCTGAATGTTCACGGGAATACAAATCTCGATAGCAACTTGTTGGTACTAGGTCTCACCGAGTTGGCTAGCAACTTGATTGTGTACGGATCCACCTCGATCAGTAGCAACCTATGGGTATCTGGAACCTTAGATGTAGAGAATCTTAATGTTCACGGGAATACAAATCTCGATAGCAACTTGTTGGTACTAGGTCTCACCGAGTTGGCTAGCAACTTGATCGTGAATGGATCCACCTCTATCAGTAGCAACCTATGGGTATCTGGATTCCTAGATGTAGATAAGAATCTGAACGTTCATGGGAATACGACTCTCGATAGCAACTTGTTGGTATTGGGTCTCACCGAGTTGGCTAGCAACTTGATTGTGAATGGATCCACCTCGATCAGTAGCAACCTATGGGTATCTGGAACCCTAGATGTAGAGAATCTGAATGTTCACGGGAATACAACTCTCGATAGCAACTTGTTGGTACTAGGTCTCACCCATTTAAGAAGTAATCTTATAGCAGATGGATTTGTTCAATTATCAAGCAATCTGACTGTGAACGGAGATGTTGTTTTAAACAGCAATATCTTCATAGAAGGCAACACTGAATTAGGAAGCAATCTGTTTGTGAATGGAGCTGTTCATATAAATAGTAATCTATTCGTCATTGGAAATACAGAGTTAGCAAGCAATGTATTTATTTCGGGAATTACAGAACTTGCAAGTAACTTGGTAGTTTTGGGGAAAACAGATTTAGAAGACAACTTGACTGTAAATGGATCCACTACAATTACTAAAGAATTGATCGTAGAAGCAACTGCATTGTTTAATAGCAACATAATTGTCGATGGGGTTACCGAGTTGCGAGGCGATGTTATTATTGATGGTAAACTTATTGCAAACAGCAATCTAATTATTCAAGGGATTGTTGATATCAATAGTAATTTAAATGTTAATGGACCCGCTCAAGTACAGAGTTTAAAAGTGATGGGTGCATCTGAACTCGATCGTCTGAATGTTACAGGGATTGCCAGCTTTCAATCTAATATGAACATCCAAGGAAATGTGATTGTGGCCGGGAATGCTAACTTTCAGTCAAATGTGACGTTGTCTTTGAATACAACAATTATAAATGAAGGAAATCTTATCATTACAGGACCTTCAAATGGATCCATAACGTTTGATCAAAGAGTAAACTTGAAAGATGTGGTTATCAATGGAAAATTGACACTCGGAAGCAATGCAAGTCTATGCAATTTCAGCTCTATCAACTTTGGCGGAGGTGACAGTGGTTGGGGAGGGGGTGGAGGTGGGCAATGGATAGCGAGCAATGTATTTATGAGTTGTTGTAATGATGTGAACTCCATAGAGTCGCTTGTGAACTCTGACAGTAATTTGAGTATTATTGATAACAGTTTGGCAATCAATGATCATCTGTATGTAGCAAAGAATATCTATTGTAACAGCACCTACTATGGAAAAGGGGTGAGTCTATCGTGCGGATTTATAAACAACGGTTTTAGCAAGCTTGGAGGTGATATTCAGATTGCTTCTTGTAACATTGATATTTTAAGACAAGTGAATATTAATCACAGTAATCTTATTATTTTTCAAGGATCGGGCAACGTTAAAGTCGATGAAAAAATGTATGTGAAAGATTTAGTCGTTTATGGGACAGTAAGTTTCAGTAATTCTCTTCAATATCCAAGTACATGCCATTTCAACGAGAGCATATGTGGTTTTTCAAATATTCCAGATAGTAATCTTAACAGTATAGATGGAAGTCTTTTTATTAATAATAATCTATTTGTGAGAAATAATATTCATAGTTGTGGTAGAGTCACCGCACATGATGCTGTGTTTGAAACAACCCTATCAGATACGTTTCAATTACAAGGAATATCTGGTCGTACAAGTAACCTTTGGTGGCGAGAATATCTCATATATAATTCCAATATAACAAGTGCCGATCTTGCATTTGAGTCTAAAAATGGTGCAAGAGTCATTTTCTCTGATGAATTTGCACCGGAAGTTCTAAACTTCACAGGAAAGCACAGATGCGTTCTGTCAAATATAGAGAACACATCTATCCAGAATCTAATAGGTAAGATTGTCGTTGCAACAGGTGACTATTGTAATCTCGATAACACTGATAATATCATAATGGATGAAGCCATTCCGATTGTTGAAGTTGCAAAGTCCGCAAAAGATAAGAGAGCATTCGGAGTTATCTCTGGATTTGATGATGCCGGTAGATTTCAAATAGGGAATATCCAGTTCTTACAACCGAATTGTAAAAACAGAGCCATTATCAACTCTCTTGGAGAAGGATGTATATATGTGTGTGATGTAAATGGACCATTACAAAATGGAGATCTTATTACAACATCAGATATTCCTGGATATGGAATGAAACAGGATGACGACCTTTTCAGAAACTTTACAGTTGCAAAAATAACCACAGACTGTTCTTTTAAAAATTGCAAATCGATAATTTACAAGGGGCGAAAAGTTAAGATATCTCTCGTTGGATGTACTTATCATTGCTAAATTATTTTTGTAGATACCAAAATACTTTTCTAACAAAATGTCAAAACACGATGGCAGATGTATGGGACTCAATCTCTGGCGGTCTAACTGAAACAATCGACTACAAACCGGCTCCTTCCAACGTTCAAATGTATCCCGACAATAGCAACGTCACTATTCTTGGCCAGGTCTGGCTACCTCGTATCTACGGTAAAAACTTGACGTCCTTTGAAATTGCTTCATCTGGTAAAATCGCAATTACCGTTAACGATATTCATTCGATGGACATTTTCTCATCGAACATGAACGGTATTTTCACGAACCGCTTTGCTGCAAAGAGTAACTACTCTATGGAGTTTTTCACTCAAAATGGAGACACTCGTTTTTTCTTGGATGGTTCTAACAAGACTGCATCACTCAAAGCCACTGAAACGGTCAGTGTATATGCCTCAAACAATGTTCTTGATCTAAGCTCGGGTAGCAACGTGAATGTCACTGCATCTAAAGATATTGTGGGTGTTGCCACCGACAACGTTACACTTCGTGCGGACACTGGTTCTCTTGCTCTAACAGCCGCTGATTCAAATGTCCAAGTATTCCTTGATGACCTAACACGTGATTTCCAAGTCATCGCCCAAAGCAACGTGGTTCTTGATGCTGGCCAGAATGTAGAAGGTACCGCTTCGAATAGTGTTGCTTTCCTTGCTACCACGGGTGACTTCACCGCAGATGCTAGCTCAAATGCCTATCTACATCTAGATAGCAACTGGTACGCATCTCTATGGGGACGTTCAAATGTGAACGTGACTGCATCCAACTCGGTCATTGTAGTTGCTAGCAGTAATGTCGGTGTTTCAGCTGGTGCCGGTACTCTAACTATGAATGCAGGTGACAGCAACGTCCGTGTAGATCTACTAAGTGGATCAGCAGGTCTAGACCTATACGCCAAGAGCAACGTGGTTCTCACTGCTAGCAACATGGGTTCATTCTTCGCCCAAAGCAACTTATCACTTACTGCATCAGCAGGTACCCTTGCAGCTGTTGCCGGCTCAGATCTGAAACTCACCAGCTCAAACAACACCCTCGCAACCTCTCTTGGTCGATTTGATGTCGTATCTACAGGCGATGTTGCGCTCAACTCTCTAAGCAGCAATTTTGGCCTCTTTGCTAACGCTAGCAATGTATTCGTGAAATCTTTAGATGGTAGCAACCTCGTCATGTCCGCATCAAGCAATGTATCGGTAACTTCAGCTATTGATACCACCATCACTGCTACATCGGGCGACTTCAACGTTGTTGCTGGTTCTGATATTAGCATGTCATCTGCTAGCAACGCTCATCTAGAAGCCGACAGCGGTGCTCTATATCTAGATCTCAACTCGACCACCTCAACTGGTACTCTACATGCCGGTGTCGTGAAAGTCACTGCCCTAAACGGTGCTCTAGTAGATGGTGGTGCTAATGAAGTGACACTATTTGCTGAAAACAGCAACATCGCAATTGGCATGTCCAACAGCACCATCTATGGCATTTCAGTAAGCAACATACAGCTCACTGCTGGCAGCAATATTGTTCAAACTGCTGCCACCGATTTCACTCTAGCTGCTAATACAGGTGACATGTTCTTTGCTGCTAATGCCAGCAATGTCACTATGACCATGGACGCTGCCACCAACAGTCTGTCAGTCTATGCTCAAAGCAATGTGACTCTAACTGCCAGCAACCAACTTGGTGTCATCTCACAAAGCAACGTAGCTGTTACCTCACTGGTTGGTTCAGTCGCTGTATCAGCTGCCGCAGATGGTGTGAGTGTAGTGATGGGCACTGACAAGTCCCTATCCGTATACTCATCAAACACCGTAAGTGTTACTTCATCAAATAACATTGACATAACCGCTGTAAGCGATGTTAGCATTGTCGGTCAACAATTTGCAACTCTAGGTAGTGTTGCCGGTACTACCATTAATGCAACCGATGGAGATGTTAACATTAATGGCGGCGCTAATGCGCGTATTGAGGCCGGCACTGGTTCAGTAAAGTTGCTAGCAGATGATGCTGCTACTCAAGTTAAACTAGAAAATAATGAAGTATTGCTATCCTCAACTGGATCAATCCAAGCATCTTCTACTGCTGTGGGTCTATATGCCGCTCAAGACCTAACCATGTCAGCCGATACCTCAAACGTGTATATTCAGATGTCGGTTCCTGAAGATACCCTAAGCCTATACGCACTCTCTAACGTGAGTGTAACAAGTGGTCAAACTGTAAGCGTCACCGCCAGCAGCAATGTGGCTATTGGCTCAGCTGTGAACACCTTCATCACTGCCTCCAACAACGGCCTATTCTCAGCTTCCAACAACTTGACTCTCTCTGCCAGCAACACCGTATACCTACGTGGTAAAGATCTCGATGCTCAATTCAACAACATTTCATGGACCGCTGACAGCAACATCAACTTCAAGATTCTAAGCTCAGAATCCCCTGGTGACCCCGTATTCACGATTAGCAGCAATGAAGTGCGCATCCGTGGTAACATTGTTGTCACTGGTGAAATTAACACGAGCAACATTGTGAACACCACTGTTGTACAACAGACTCTAAAGGTATCGGATCGCGTGATTAAAGTCGCCAACGACGGCAGTGGTTCTAATGAAGTAGGACCTCTAGATGGCTTCCTCACCAATGATCAATCCGGTCTGGTGGTAGATGGCTATCCAACCATGTCAAATGTATCATGGTCCAACGCTTATGAGAAATCGCTCAAATGGCACTATGGTGACAGCGTTGATAGTGTAGGTGTTCTAGGCTTAGGCAGTTCGAACATTGAAAAGGAAGCTTACTGGGAAATGACCGGCGGTTCTTTCCGTCTCACCCACAAAAAGGTAGATGAGCTTGGAAACATCACCGATGTCAGCTTTGGTTTCCGTGTCAATGAACTGGAAGAGCTGGAAATGGTCAAGAAATACTGGAGCGCCACTGCCAATGCCTATGTCTATAAACGCGTCGCTCGTTTCGGTCGCATTATTCTATAAACCAAAAATTGATATAAGAATAAATTACATGTGTACTTATGCAAATGGCGCCTGCTAAACTTATTCAAGGTCTTAAATCCGGTGATATCAAACGATATAAAAAACAATTAGAAGTTTTGTTAAAACAACCTTTGATAAAACAAAAAACACAAGAATGGTATGATTTAAGACAAAACATGATTACAGCGAGTGACTTTGCACAAGCGTTAGGGGAGGGTAAGTTCGGAACAAAAGATCAACTTATTATGAAGAAATGTGAAACAAGTGACGTGCCTTTCAAATCCAACATGTTTTTCAGATGGGGGAATTTGTTTGAACCTGTGGCATGCGATCTCTACAGTCTAATGCATGATCATGTTAAAATTCATGAATTTGGTCTCCTTCAACACGAGAAATATAAGTTTTTTGGAGCATCACCGGATGGAATAAGTGATCTTGGTATTATGTTGGAGATCAAGTGTCCTTTGAAAAGAAAAATCATTCCAGGTGGAGATGTACCTACTCAATATTATTATCAAATCCAGGGGCAATTGGATGTGTGCAATTTAGAAGTCTGTGATTATTTTGAATGTGAGTTTGAAAAATGTGAAAATATTCAGGATTTGGATGATCCTGAAGCTGTTTATATTGATCGGTATAGAGGTGTTTTAATAGATAGAAAGGACTCCGAAACACTTTATAGCCCAATTATTCTCCCAGGTGAGCTTGCAATCGATAGATTGACTAGTTGGGTACATGCGCATAAAAGTGAGTCAGATATTGAGATTATATATTGGTCATTGGATACCTTCAACGAGAAAAGGGTATATAAAGATTCCAAGTGGGTGGGTGAAAAGCTAGAAGAACTAAGTCAAGTGTGGGACAAGATACTCTATTATCGTCAACATCCGGATGCATTAAAACTAGAGGTTGGAAAGTGTATTTCGATCGATACCGAACCCGCTTTTGAACGCCCGAATAGACCTCCAACTGGATATGCATTTAGAGACGTTAATGACGATTAGATTTCTTTTTGTATTCCCTATAATATAATAGGAATGACAAGTATGACATGTGACAATTGGCAATATATCATCTATGGCGTTCTAAGTATTTTATGTGTTGGATCGGAAGCACTTGGATTGACAAAAACTATCAAACCAAATTCGATAACAGAAGCCGTGATAAATGGTGTGAAATCATTGCTTGTAAAAAAAATAAAAGAAGTCGCTTCACCCGAACCGAATGTTTAGATGGTGAAGATTTCTGTTTGAAAGTTAATATAACCATGTGCAATACTTGAAAGAGACGTCACATCAGATGTGTAATTGAGATTGATATCTGAAAGTGGTGGTTTTGACGTGTCCGAAAAGAGTTTATAAAAGTTGTTGGTGGTACCACAACCTTTCTTTTTAGAAACCTTGCAATTTGTTGCACCTGTTATGGGATCATTCCAATAAGCAGCTGCAAATTTTTCGGCAGGTGTGATTGTTAGAAGTATATTGATGTTTTCAGACATCGAGTCTTCTAATTGCGTTCTTCTTTCTTTAGGTAAATCCAATACAAGTGTATCTTTATCATTTTCAAGACTTTGTTGATTCGGAGATCGGTTTGTTAAAAATGCATTATGGCATTGGTCTTGCGTGCCTGTTATAAAGTAAAGGCGGAAAAACTCATTTCCTGAGGGGGTTGCAACAATGGAAAGAATATTGTTGTTTGAGGGTCCAAACGAATCATCAACGCCTGGCCAACACTTGTTACTGCTATATTGCAGACTGTTACCCATGTATATTCTCAGAATGGTGCGTGTCTCAGATTTTTTATATCTGTTAATTTGAAATTTAAGAGTCAATGCAGGAGCGATGTTATTTCCATAGAGAATAGTGAAGCGGTTAAAGAATAGATAGTTGGGGTCTTTTTTCTTCGTATCATTAGTTGTCGTACCTATAGTCTTATCATATACTTTAATGGCTTGTCCTCGTTTGCTTATAAAATCCGAAGTTAAATTTAGAACACGTCCTGTATTGCTTGAACTTGAACAAGGTGTGTCTAAATAATAGACACGAGCGTTAATTAAATCAATCCTTTGGTTTTGACTTTTAATATCCATAAGTGTTTTATAAGAGGTGTTATATTTGAAAAAATCGCTATTCGTGATAGGGTTGAGAGTTATCGTTACAGTTTGGTCTCCATCATAGTTTGAGAGATTTTGAAAATTGTTCATGATAAAGTATGCAATGGTCTTATTCAACTCGTTATAATCGAACTCAATAAACATGGGATTCAATAATAACATAGTGATGAGAGAGCGTTTTTGTTGTAAGTTCTCTGTATTTAGAGTCAATTCAATTTTACCATTTTCAATGGATTTGATATCACGTATATAGAGTGCAAGGCAAGCATACTTCATAGAATAATAGAGATAGTTTTCATGAACCACCGCAAGATCTTCTTGAACATTGTCAGGAAAATTGCAACTTGTAGAAGTATTCGTGACGTTTGTAGCTTTCAGAGTTCGAAATGATGCAAGCATGTTAGGATCGGTTGCTTGGTTTGCATAATTAACATTGCGAGAACAGTAATTGCTGTTGATACCGGTGATTTGAACTGGCTTGAAAATGCTCTCTTCAAATTTCTCCGCTTTTTTGTGTCCTTTAAACACAAACATGGTGAGAACCACTACGATGACAACTAATAGAAGCAAAGAAACAAACGTCGACAATTTCATTTTGTAAGTTCTATTTACACTATCACAAGATAATTTTGAATTGACCCAAGAAAAATCTATATAAAGACTTTTGGCATAACTAGAATTAAGTTCAACATGCGTGTCGTAAAACGCTCTGGTATCACCGAGGAAGTGTCTTTTGACAAAGTCCTCAAACGAATCAAGGTTTTGTCAACCGACCTTGATATTGATGTGTTTGATATTGCTCAAAAGGTGGTAACTCGTATTTATGATCATGTCAAAACCTGTGAATTGGATGAACTTGCTGCTCATATTTGCAGTTCATTGATTGCCGATCACCCGGATTATGGAACTTTGGCATCCCGCATCATTATTTCAAACCATCATAAAAACACAAGCCCTTCGCTGAGCGAAACCATTACAATCCTTTACAACAACGTGGACAGAGAGGGGCGTCATAATCCTATTGTCAGCAAAGAGCTTTATGAAACTGTGATGAATCACAAGGAAAAACTCAACAGCTATATTGACAATTCTCGTGATTATAATTTTGATTATTTTGGTTTTAAAACCCTAGAAAAGGCTTATTTGATGAAGGTCAACAATCGTGTGGTCGAGAGGCCTCAACATATGTTCATGAGAGTTGCCCTGGGTCTTCATGGAAATGATATCAAGGATGCTCTTCAGACGTATGATCTCATGTCGACGAAGCATTTTGTTCATGCGACACCGACTCTATTTAATGCAGGTACCCCACGACCGCAATGTTCATCGTGTTATTTGCTAGGTATGGAAGACTCTATTGAAGGTATTTTTGATACTCTAAAAGAATGTGCGTTCATCAGTAAATATGCTGGCGGTATTGGCATTTGGATTCATGATATCCGGGCGCGTAACAGTTTGATTCGGGGTACAAATGGAACAAGTACAGGTATCGTTCCCATGCTCAAAGTCTTCAACAATACGGCTCGTTATATTAATCAAAGCGGGAAACGTAACGGATCGATTGCGGTGTATATTGAACCATGGCATGGCGACATTGAACAGTTTCTAGAGATGAAACTGCCCCAAGGTGCAGAGGAAGATCGTGCACGAGATCTGTTCTATGCTCTATGGATTCCGGATCTGTTTATGGAGCGTGTCAAAGCGGGAGCAAAATGGTCACTCATGTGTCCGGACCAGTGTCCTGGTCTAAGCGATGCTTACGGCGATGCATTTACAAAGCTATACGAAACTTACGAGAGCGAGGGTAAGTTTATCAAACAAGTCAATGCCCAAGATCTATGGTTTAAAGTGTTGGCATCCCAGATCGAAACAGGCACACCTTATCTATGCTATAAAGATGCTGCAAATATGAAGAGCAATCAAAAGAATCTGGGACCCATCAAGTCTAGTAATCTATGCGTTCACGGGGATACTATGATTTTGACTCGGAAGGGTTACTATAAAATCCAAGATCTTACAGACACGTATGTGGATGTATGGAACGGAACCGAGTATAGCCGAAGCTATGTCACAAAAACAGGATCTGACCAAAAGCTGGTGACAGTAAGTTTCAGTAATGGAATTGAAATCAAATGTACTCCGTATCATAAGTTCTATGTAGAACAAGGGATGCTTCATGCGAATCAACTTGAACCAGGCATGAAAGTGGTGAGCTATAATCTCCCTGTGATAGAGGGAAAAGATGCTGTCATGAATGCTTATATTCAAGGTCTTTACAGTGGAAAGGGGGAACTTGGCTTTACAATTACAAAACCGGAGTTTGCAGCTCATCTCATTCGACATGGCTGGCAAAACAGGACCCAGTTGACTCAAAACGTTGAGTTTGTACCCCTTGGAGATTATACTCTAGAAAGTCGCGTTCAATGGTTGGAAGGTTTCATTGATGGATGTGCAGTCCTCATGAACGATGGAATGGTTCGGATGGTTCATGACAATATGAATCTACTGATCAAGGTCAACCTGCTTCTCACAAGCATGGGTATTTTCTCATCCGTAGAGAGTGATTATGTTGAAGTGAGGCTTTCAAAGATGAAACATCTACAATTGAACCCTTGGCTGTTTCAAGGAGTGATGATCAACGACGAAAAACATAAAGATACAGATGTTATTCATGTGGTTAAAATTGTGGATTGTGAAGAACATGCTGACACATATTGCTTTAACGAGCCGATTGAACACAAGGGTGTCTTCAATGGAATCCTTGCCGGCAATTGTAGTGAAATCATTGAATATTCTGATAAAGATGAGACAGCCGTATGCAATCTTGCATCGATCTGTCTACCTACCTATGTTAAACGAGATAGCGATAACAAACCCTACTTTGATTTTGACAAACTCCATGAAGTGGTCAAAGTCGTGACCAAGAATCTAAATAAAATCATTGATCTTAACTACTATCCGGTAGAAAAGACACGTCGTTCTAACCTGCGTCATCGCCCTATTGGTTTGGGTGTTCAAGGTCTTGCAGATACGTTTATTCTGATGCGTTACGCATTCGATAGCCAAGAGGCACGGAATCTCAACAGCCTTATCTTTGAAACCATCTATCACGCTGCTGCTGAACAATCGATGTTGATTTCAAAGAAGCGTCATGAAATCATTAAAAACATCACGGTGGATTCTGAATATGACCTTCATCTAAATGAATATGAGCGAGAGTTGGTGAATAGCAAAACTCCAGGAGCTTATAGCACATTCGAAGGCAGTCCGGCGTCTCAAGGTCTTTTGCAATTTGATCTATGGAAGGCACAACCCTATTCAACTCGTTATGATTGGGATGCACTCAAAAAAGATATTGTGACATATGGCATGCGGAACAGTCTGCTATGTGCACCCATGCCAACGGCTTCAACAAGCCAAATCATGGGATTCAATGAATGTTTTGAATGTATCACTAGTAACATTTATAAGCGCAAAACATTGGCAGGAGAGTTCATTCTTGTTAACAAGTATCTCATTCAAGACCTGACCAGCCTTGGTCTATGGACGAAGGAAATGAAAACAAAGATTATTTTGAACGATGGCAGTATTCAAAACATAGAAGAAATTCCAAAAGAGATTCGTGACATCTACAAAATCGTGTGGGAAATCAAACAAAAGGTGATTATTGATTTGGCTGCGGATCGAGGTAAGTATATTTGTCAATCTCAGAGTCTGAATCTGTTTGTAGAGGATCCAACCTTCCAAAAACTATCGAGTATGCACTTTTACGCATGGCAGCAAGGTCTAAAGACGGGAATGTACTATCTTCGTACACGTCCCCGTGCAAGCTCTCAAAAGTTCACGATCGATCCGAACTTTATCAAACAACAAAAGCAAGCACGAGAGACGGATGATTCGTCCAGTGAATCTTCCTGCCTAACTTGCAGCGCTTAGATATAAAGTTTACCTTTACTAATCACACGGCATCTACAGAGATCACAATAATCGCGATTCATACACGTATGACAAAACGTATGACCGCATGGATTGATATAAATAGAGACTTCGTTGGTTAAACAAATAGGACACACATGATAAGATTTGCACCATTTATGAATGCAGAATGCTTCTTGCAGTTTTTGAAGAGATTTTTTTGTTTTATTAAGATCGGACAATATCTCCGTTTTCTTATGCTCTTTATGAGCAATCACGTCAATCACAAGGGTTTCTATGTCATTTTCAATCTTATGAATTTGTTCTGTATGGTCTTGTGACATCAATCTGAGATGATGAACAATATCATTCCGATTTTTGTAGACCTTGTCAATGTCTTGCGTGATATCTTCTAACCCTCTTTTTAATTGTGTGAATTTATCGAGTTCTTGTTTCAATATGTCATACCCTTTTTTGGTATAGTTTACAACCTCTGTGAGTTCATTAGGTGGATCCTCGGATTCTTCTTCAGTCGTCATATCTGTTTCATTATTGATGACCATGTCAAACAATTGCTTTCTCATTGTTTGATAATCCGTTTCCTTGGGAGTCTGAGCCAATTGTGCAACTGAAAATTGGTTTTCCGCAGTAAAGTCATTGACTTGAAAATAAGCATCCAAAGCACTCATGTTCTTTATAGGAATAAGAGCATAAAAATAACAAAATACAACGCCGTGCTGCTTACTAAATATTTAGCGTAATACCACTTCCCTTCACCGCCTTTTTGCCCCTCGGTTTTTTATTCATCAGAAGACCGTTGATACTAGCCTCGTCCCCGAGTTCTGATTCAGTAACTGTTGACATCATCTCTACACGATCGTTGTTTAGAGGAGGGATTTCTAATTCTCTAAGAATCTCGTCTACATTTGTTGGACCTCTCATTTGCGCACGTGGAACTGCACCAGCTGGACGGGGCATATCTGGCATGGGAGGAGGTGTTTGTGGAGGAGGAGCCTGAGCACCGCCACCACCTCCTCCGAAAAGACCCGAGAACATGCTTGTAATGCCATCAAAAGGTCCACCCTTGTTTTGTTGAGCCATGGTGTTTGCTGTCGCTTGCGCAAATTGTTTCTTTAAATCCGGGTTTTGCTTGAAGACTTGATCCACATTTGGAAGAGCTGCTTTGAACATGGAGTTGGTCATATGGAACATAAAGGCACTTCCACCCAACATCATAAGTAGCTTGAGTTCCGGTGCCATCTTGGCCTTTCCTTTGTATTTCTCATGTAGCTCTTCGAACACTTCATCATATTCATCAATGTTCTCATGAAGACTGTCACTCCAACCATCCAATTTCACATCGAACGGATCAAATTTACCATTTAGAAATTCAATACCAGAAGCAATTGTTAGAACAACCTTGCGTTGAAACTTCACAGCATTGTCGACTTCCTTGTCTTTTTTCAGTCTTTCATATTCTGCTTTCATTTCCTCAAGAGGTGATGACATGTTGAACTTGCGAGGAAGACGCATGCCCTTCTTTTCTAAACGATCAAACTGATACAGCAACTCTTGTTTTGCTGCTAAAATCTCATCCGGAGAGAGACGATGAGGATACTCACTCACAGACGACGGAAGGGATTGCATTTGGCTACCCGAAGCGGGACTATCAGGACGACGACGGTATTGTTGTTGCAAGGGTGGCTGCTGAGGATAGTCGTCTTCGGTGTTATCTTCGTACTCTTCATCATCGTCATCGTCTTCATCGTCATCCTCATCTTCTTCAGGATCATTGCGATCGATCTGAATGATTTGTGGTTTGTTGGATTGAGATCGATGGCTCAATCCACCTGCCGAACTTCTAGAAATCACCGACATAGTATCACTAGGAATCTTCTTTTTGTTCATAAGTAGATCCAAACCTAGATCCGAAACATCCATCAGGGATCTTAATTTAAATTATCAATCATAAACTTTATATGCTTTTGTACGCAAGAAGTGCCCATGCAACGGCTTGATTATAACAATCCGCTAAATCGTCGTTTTTTGGACTTGATAGAAAAAACTCATAACTATCGGAATCTTTATAATGAGTTGTTAGGATCCACTTTGTGAGATCTACCGAGTCGACCTTGTTTTGCTTATATTTCTGAGAATGTTGTTGGGATTCGCTTTTGTAATCTTTGAAATGATCCACAAGTTTGAGTTTCAGTTTTGGATTTATGTAAATGGTCGTCATACTCATATCTAATATAGATCTCATTACCTTGAAATACGTATAAATGCTCGCTTGTAAACACTTCATAACCGCAGTCATCTGATTCTCTATAATCACAAAGGTATCTAGATCATGCATCATATGTTCTTGTACAATGGTATCCAAAAATTTAACAAGAGAGTCGATAAGACCCGATGCATCTGATTTTTTACAACATAAATCTACCTTTTTCCATATCTTTATCTCCGAGTGCTTTGTCGATTCTTCATATGTTAATATACAAAGTGCAAGATTGCGTATTCCAATATCAAAACTAATAATTTGAATCATAGTGTACTTATAGTTTCAGATTTCTATTTATATACTTGGCAAACACATTCCTTGGATGTTCTCTTACGAGTCTCATGAGATAAAAGAAGAACTTGTCTTGTTTTGTCGTTTGCATACTTTGTTTCATAAGGGTGATGGAGTTGACGTAATAAATAGAGGTTCGCTTTTGAAAACTCCAGAAATCCGTCGTTGGAGCATTGTATTCTGGAATGTATTTGATCATAAGATCATTGATCGGAACAATATGTTGTGAAAACTGATCATAGGAAATTTGGGATGCAATATTTTCAGGATGACGATAGCTATAAGAAGGACAAATCACAAGATTAGATTGATCAGATGGATTATACACATGCGTATTATCAATGATCGTGACATGTTTAGAAAGATCTAGATGGGAAATGCCTTTCTTTTTGAGAGACCTTTCTAGAGGCTTGGATATGAATTTAAGCGATTTAATAAACTGATTATTCAGAAGTTTGCAATCGTGTCGTGTGAAAACCGGTCTTTCAAACTTGATATCAAAAGCCTTTTCGATCTGAGAAATAATAAAATTTGCCCATGTTTTTTCAGAGGCAGTGTACACATAAATAAGATGATCCAAGGATTTGACATATTTAAAGAACTCGATAAATCCCGGTCTTACAATATGTCCTGTTTTGAGTTTTTCTTGCAGTCCTTTCGTATCAAATTTAATGCCTCCTTTGCGAGACTGAGTTTTTGACAGTTCCCACATGATGATTTGGGGTGTAATATCTCCTATAATGGTCCCATCCAAATCAATCAGAAAAATGTGTTTCATTTTCTATGTGTTCATAGAATATTTTTTACCGCTTTACATATTATCCTTGATCTTGGTAATTAATCCTTCCAATTGAATTTTCATCTCTTTGTTCGTGATTCCTGCATACCTATACATGTTTTTGTTTCCGTTAATCTCATGCTCAGGATAGTTTTCTGGATGTCGTGTCATGTCAGTCAGTTTCTTTTGAGCATAATGCAAAATATTCTCAATGCAGTAATTTGCATTGACTTCTCTATAACAAATAAAGAACTTGTTTTCACAATTTGTATTCAATAAGTCTTGAGTGGTATCTATTTTTGTGAGTGCCTTCCAATGATTTACAATTTTGGAATCCCATGTTTTAGCAGTCATCACTTCTTGGAGGTTCTCCATATATTGCTTCATCGTCTCAAAAGAGATACTAAAAGATTGATTATTTTTATGATAATATCCCTCTAAATCATATTCATTAATATAGGACTGATAAAGATTGTAATAGAGCTTTGCATTAGAACGCATGCTCTTTTTAAACTTTTCAATAATGAACACATGCCCTGGGAAAAACGCGTCTGGCTTTTCAGGCGATTCGAAGCTCGCATCTGTTAAAAGAACATAATATAACATTCGTTTTCCAATTTCCAAGTTGTTGTGAGAAAGAACCTCTTCTGAAAGTTTCTTCACGACTTTTTCATTTTGATCAAATGGAATCTTCTTCTGTTCACTCTCTTTTAGAAGCGTCCGACTTTTGTTATTATAGGTGGTGCAATCACAACTGTCCGCTATTTTGATGCCTTCTTCCTCACCCATCATAAAATACATCAACATCACAGCTGTATTAAGACACTTGGTAGCACTGTTTTCCATGCCATAAGAAATAATATCATTTGTGAGAAGTTGAATGAGGGGTTTAATATAGTCCTTGATGATAGACCCCATGTCACATTGTCTGCATACTTTGGGCCTCAAACATAATTGAGAAGGAGAAACTTTATTGGGTTTCATTATTATATATTATTAAATAGAATAAATACAAAAATGATTTGGATCTATATTATATTACTTGGATGTGTATTTGTTTACTTATTAACAATCGATTTTAAACCAAGTCATATAGAATTCGTTGTGATCTTAACCATCTTGCTATTTATATTAGCAAATCTTGTGAAGGTAAAAGAACTTTTTGAATTAGATACGGATGAGTTTCCTGAACGGCTTAAACTTTTTGACATACCTACCTATGCAAGCAAACGCATTGGCGAACAAATGGACAAGCTCATCAAAGATGCGGTTCCGAAACAAGAAGACAATAAAACGACAGACGAAGTCTTCAGTAAAGATAATGTGAATGAAGACCCCGATCTTCTGGACAAAGATCAAAAAGTAGATGAACAAAAGTTTGCTATGTTTAGACGAGAATATAAACTTGTAGACGCAATGCTCTTAAAAATCAGAGAGGAGAATCCGGATGTGTATGCTAGAATTTTTGGGTCCCAGTAGAAAAATAAATAGATAAATAATAAATAAATGGAAACCAAGATCAAGATCATCGTAGGTATTTTTGCGGTCTTATGTTTGTTATATATTATTCAATTTGCTGTGACCTATGTCAATTCTCAAAAGAAAAAAGAACACTATCGTGAAGAGGAAGAAGAACGCGAATCCTTTCAAGAACAAGAAGGAGGTACATCCTATCAAACGGGATTGAAGATGTTAGAAATTATAGACGAAATGCAGACCAAATACGATCTTACAAAACAACAAAAAGGGGATTTAGCCTCCAAAGTGTTCATGAATATGGACGATTATAAAACCAAAGACCAGGACACTATTCGAAATGAAATTGATAAACTTGCCAAAAAGATTTCAGGGGAAACCAGTACCGCTTCTACACAGCCCAAACCTCAAACTACGGAAGCTCCAACCGAAATAATAACACCCACTGCCCCAGCAACTACTCCTTCGACCCCCGCTGCGCCAGCGGCACCTCCAGCTCCTGCTGATCCACCAGCTGTTGCTCCCTCTATTGCAGACCTTTCCTCTAAAATCACTAAAATCCAAGATCAACTCGTCACTGCTCAAAATCTACTTGAAGATCTGAAAAAGGGATCTGCACCTGCAACTGTGGTGAAGGAATCCTTCAAAGTAGAAGGGTTTGAAAATAATGTACGATTTTCTGAGTTCTTCTAGGTTGGAAATATTTATGACTATTGGGTAAAGTCGTCATGAGTGCAAATCCACCTCCAGCAGCAGGTGCACCTCAATATGAACCGCGCATTCAAAACTTGGAAAATGACTTGGCCAGTACAAAAGTCGTCATGAATACGCAACATACCTCTCAAGAAACCCGGTTAAACTTGTTACAATCGATTATCTCTAAATCTGAAGATCGGTTTGTTTCTTTCATCAAGACAATACGAAAGATACCGGATGAAATACTTATAAGATCCATATCTGCAACAGATTCGATTGCAGAAAAGATTGATGATTATAGAAAGGTTATGAAAGGAGAGAAGGGTGATAATGGTCAGAAAGATGAGATGTTCATCGTCAATGAAAAGCACGCGAGTCTTTTGAACAAGCTGAGAAAAGAGAATACCCTCATGTATTGCCTTTTAGTACAATCTGCAGATGCTATTTTTCCAGAAAGTTTATTGAATGAAAACATTCCTTACTTGAAATGCAAAGGCACAGAACCACCGGTTGTATTAGGTGATGCAAAACTACAATTGATATTTGTTTGTAATCTTTTGTTATTGAATGCTCAATCTGCGAGCTTGACATCTACATCTATTCAAGCTCTCAAATCTCAAACAGAAATATTTCCAACAGAGGATGCCATAAATCAATGGATTTCTGCTAACTCTTGAATCAGAAAACGAATCCGCGGTATATCACTGTGAATGGTACTTGCCAACGCCTGAGGATCTTCAATAATCCCTCTGTATGATTTACATATCTCCAAGAAAATATGAAGGATAATGTCGATTGTATACTCATCTGTTTCTTTAGAAATACGTTTCTCAAAGAGATCGACGTAGTTCTTCAACACATCATGGGATATGAGACCCGCTTTTGATAGTTTGATCAAGGTAATATTTAATCCAAGGACGAACATTTTATGTTTTTGTTTCTCACAAAACAAATCGTACGAGTCGGGTATGTCGCTTTTGAATTCAAACCTTGCTATATTTTCCATCACGCAGTCGAAGAGTGTCTGATGAATGTTATAAATCGTAGAGATGTCAGACAGGAGCTTGATGTATACGTTTATGTAGATGGTTGCTGTCCAACATTTTTGGAGTATTTCCTTGACCATGTGATGGACATTGTCATTATCTAACAGAAGCCTTATTTTCATGAATACCCTCGAATAATTTTCAACGTTTATCACGTTTAAATATCCAGTGATGATTCTTGAAGGATCTTTACAAATCGGCCTTCTTTGTTGTTGAGAATGCCCATGTACGGCGGATTTCGATACATGATGATGTCGCTTTCTTCCATAAAAAGGAGGCGATGGTTTAGAATGATATTGAGGAGGTATATGAGGGATATAAGGCACTGGGGGTGTTTCTAAGAAACATGGATATGTTTTGAATAACGTGTCGTATTTATCCGCAATATAAGACAAATCAGTCTTATGACTGTTTTTTCGGGATAAGAATTCAGATATAGAAACGATACTGACCATATCTAGAGGTGTCTAATTAATATGATTATTACTTAAATACTTTTGATATATAGACGAACTATGGACTATGAGTGTTCAAAGGATCCTCAAACAAGTCGAACAGATCTATCAAAGTATGAATATTTACAATGCCATTTATGTAAGGAACCTTGATGATACCGAATTAGATAACCATGTCATTCATTCTATGAAAGAGGAACAATATCCGATCACCGATTGGTACCAAGATATTCCTTTTTTAAACGCTTATAGGATCTTGGTCATGAATATGGAGGATCTTCGGCATCTTGAGGACATCATAGACGTGTTTACTCTCGCAATGACGACCAGTGAACATGTATTTCACCAATTGATGGAAGAACCTTTATGTGAAAACCTAACCCTTGTTAAATTATAATCTTGACATAGGGTAAAAATATGCCAGCTAAAGGCCGACAATGTGCTAAAAACTATCGAGTCATGATTGCGCTTCTATTGGTGGTTGCAATCTTGTTTTTGACCTATGTTTCATTTCGCAACTACAAAGTCGAGAAATATTCTGAAGAAAACCAAGTGAAAATTATCCTCATGCACGCCACGTGGTGTGGCCATTGTGTGAAATATCTAAAAGATGGCATCTTTGAAAAGTTAAGCGAAGATCTTAAAGATAAGCCTGGTGTAAAGTGTGAACAGATTGAATACGATTCCAACAAATCTTTAGCTGAAAAATATGATGTCAAAGGTTTCCCTGCCATCTTTGCTGTGAACTCATCAGGTGACAAAATTCTTGACTTTACAGGAAATCGTAACAATCCTCAAGAACTCAAGGATTTTGTAGATGCTGCTGTTGCAGCTGCCTCTGCTTCAAAATGATATCATGAGCTCTTTTATAACCTTCTTCATACATTTTGGTGATGGCCTCTTTGTTTATTTTCAATTCCAAAGTGTCATTTGTAATTGAACATATATCTTTGCAATGAAGGGATAAAGAAATAATATTGTCAGAAGAATTGAATTTTTGTATATTCAATTCAGTGATGGTATAAATCATGCTCGAAATGATTCTCCAAAAATAATGCATTGCGGAATCCAATTTTTGTGAAGCCACAAAGTCTGTGATTCTCACTGCAAAGATGTCTTTCAAGAGATTTTCCTTGAAATATGAAATCGGAAAGTTGTTGTAGATACATCCATCGCAGTAGATATTTCCCTTGTATGTCACTGGCGTCATGATAAGAGGAATGGAGCACGTTGCTCTCAATGCAAATTTAATAGAGATTCCTGGTGTCTCATCCACGCACCAAAATTCAGATCGAGCATGATTTACATTGGAGACACATATGACAAGATTCTTCCCTGTGAGTTTTGCAAATTCTAAAAACGTAATGTCCGAAGCGATCTTTTTTTTCTTAAAAATCAGTTCAAGCAATATGTCCAAAGGTTTGCCAGAGGTTAGACCATACGTGTCTAATAATTCTAAAGCTTCAAGAGGATCAAAGTTAATCGAGGTTTTATCTACGAAATCATTCATCAATAAGTCGACACACTCTTGGGGTGTATATCCCATGGCCAGACACGCACATATAATAGCTCCTGCAGAAGTTCCTACAAAGTTTTTCACAGTCCCTGAAATGTTCTGATCTTCATGAAGGCGTTTCAAAGCACCTATCGAAGCAATTGTCCATAAAGATCCACCTGATAAAACAATACTAGTAAATTGTTTCATTCGGGTTTCTTTTGTTGTAATAAAGATTAGATGATGAAGAAACTAAACATATTAGATCTTCATAGAACAATTCATGAAAAAAACGAACGGCAGCACATGTGTTTTGAAAAGGTCTTAGAAATGTCACATAATAAAATTAAGAAAACTACTGAATCTAAGCAATTAAAGTGCATATTTGATGTGCCTTCTTTTATCTTTGGGTATCCATTATTCAACGTAAATGATTGCATCACCTATGTGACAAACGAATTAAAAAGCAATGGATTTATTGTACATTATATATTTCCCAATAAATTATACATCTCATGGGATCTTGAGGAAATTGATCATGATAAAAAAGCATCTCGTCAACAACAACAGCCCAAAGAGCTTATTCCCATAAACTCTGGTAAAAAACAACCAACTATGATGAAGTATAAACCGTCTGGTAAATTGGAACTTGATCTGATATAACAATCTTGTGAGGATGATCAAACATGGCGTTGTTTTTTTCATAGGGTAGATCCGAATAGATCACCTTGTAGTTTTTTACGTTTTTCATGTCCCTGTATTCCAAGTGAATACAATTGTCGATCCATTTTGTGAAGATGATGTTGTAAGTAGAATCCGGAATCTTATACCACTTGACGATTCCGTTTTGGAGTTGCTTGGTGGCATATGGATTGGTCGCCAACGACTTTTCGATCATTTCAGAGATCGATATATCGCTCATCTTTGTCAGCAGTCAACTTTGCTATAAGATTCAATTCAATTTTTGCAAACTAACCCCGTAAAGCCATGCCAACTTTTACAAATTGTTCCATCATAAATATCAGAATAATTCCCGATAGAATATAAAGAGCGATATCGGCATAAGGTATGACTTTATTAACGGAATTGGATAGATTAGAAGCATTTTTATCCATGTAGCCCATAAAGTCGATGATATCACTATGATCATCATCTTCTTGCTGTGATTTCAATATCGGTTTTGAAGGGGGTGGTGGAGGAGGTGAGGAAGGTTCTTCCTGCAATGATGCAGGTGCCTGAGGTTCTTCTGAGTCACTTTGGCTTTGACTATTAATCGAAACATATTGGTTATAAACATCACGAGTGATCGGTTGGCTCTTTGCAAAGTTAGCACGTGAATAGGTTTCTGGACCTGAAGTTGTCGAGTTCACATATTCTAAAAGATCATTCTCTGTATAAGCACTACTGGCAGAACCGGTTTCATAAAGTTGACATACAGGGTCTTTGAATGATACAGATTTCTTGGGGATTTTTTTGTTTTTCTTTGGGGCAATCGAACTTTCACCCCAAACCTCTTCCAGGCTACTATAACTTGCACTAAATTGTGACATTTATTGTCTGGTGAGAAAATCTTCAGACAATTTTATAACACTCCATTTTATTTGGATGATGAGCCTATAGGATTTTTTCCTTGTCAGAGTGTAAAATGGCTTCCGATATGACTTTTAATGTGTTCATCATCATTGGAGCTCTTGCATATGCCTTTACAATCTTGTTTGGGACAAAGCTTAACAAACCTTTTCCTTATATGGTCATGGACCTGTTTAAAGAACCGTTGACAAAAGCGATCATCTATATGTTGATCTTCTATGTGTCGCATGTCAACATGCCAGCTGCGTTAGGTTTATTAATTGCCACTTTGGTGGTTCACTTGGATTATATTAACATTGCGAGCAAGCCGATATAATTTTGCTTTTAGAAAATAAGAAATGTTTGTGGAACTGTTATCTGTTGCAAACAACAATAGAATTATTTGGGGATTGACTATGTTGCTGATGAACCTAGGAGCACGTTATATATCTGCCGATCTTGGAAAGTCTCATGAAAAAATTCTCAAAAGTCAAGTGGTCAAGAAATTAATTGTGTTCTCCCTTTTCTTTGTAGCCACTCGAGATATTCTTACCTCATTCATCATGGCAATATTATATATCATAGTTGTCGATGGAATATTGCATGAAGACAGCAAGTTTTGTATCGTTCCCAAAGGGGTTGTGAATGAAAATCTTGCAAAAACTGATATGACTTTAAAGACATATAAAGAGAATATTGTACGATTGACTCAATTTCCTAACCGAAATCATGAGCTCTACCGAGTTCTATTATGAATGGATGGAAAATAGCAGATGGTGGTTTCACTCAACCCCTCATGATGATGAATATATCACGGACAAATATGAACATCTCTTGGATGAGAATTTAACCTTTACTCCCTTAAGCACCCAACTCATTGTTTTAGACCAACTTCCAAGACATGTGTATAGAAGGGAGCCTAGCAACCATATCCTAGCATATTTTCTAAGACGCGCTATGTATCTCCTTCATACAACACCCCAAAAACAAAAGTATTTTGACAGCCTATCTCTTGAAGAATGGATCTTTCATATGCTTCCTTTGCGCCATACAAAGGATGTCAATCTGATCCATTACGTCATGCAAGAAGGATGGAAACGACTCTTTAAAGACAAGGATAACAAATTATTGAAGCGGTTCTTAAAAGCTACCTATCAAAGATGTCCTTTGGAGGGATCACAACACATGTTTTGGAAGGTGCATGTTAGCAAGTTTGTCGACATGAATATGCAAGGCATTCTCAATCATCCAATCTCTAAACGTGTCTATCAAAACCTATTGCCGTATAAACATGAAAAAGTTATCTTATCCTTGTCAGGAGGGGTCGATAGTATGGTATTGAGTGTCATTCTTAAAGCTCTCAAAGAGCCACTCGATTTGGATATTGTAGCTGTGATGATTAACTATGGGAATCGATATGAAGCCGATGATGAAGAAGACTTTGTTGTCGATTGGTGTAAAAATAAGATAGGATGTCCTGTTGTCACACGCAAAATACATGAAATCAAAAGAGAGACATGCAGAATATATGAATTGAGAGAGTTGTATGAAAGTTACACTCGGAATGTAAGATATGCTTGTTATAAAGATGTTTACAATACTTGGTGGGGCGAGGGACAGCCAAAGGTATTAATGGGGCATAACAAGGATGATTGCTTTGAGAATATTCTCACAAATATTGTTCAAGGGAAGAAATACGAGAATTTGACAGGTATGACATGTTCAAGCATGACTGATGGTATTGAGTTTATCCGACCCATGCTCAATATAAACAAAAAACAAATCTATCAATTTGCAGAGGATTATCATGTGCTACATTTACCTGATAGCACCGTCTCTTGGTGTCAACGAGGCATGATCCGAGACAAAGTGAAACCCATATTGACTCAATGGGATGAAAGATGTGTTCCAGCATTTTTTGAAGCAAGTCAAGTTATGACAGAGCTTTATGAAGTGGTCAAAATCCAGGTGAGTTTATATAAAAAACGGTATGAATCAGGAACGTTACAACTGGATCCAAATGAGATTCTTCCAAAATCTAAACTCTTTTGGAGAATGTTCTTGTTTGAAATTACAGGCATCCATATTAGCAACAAGTCAGTTGTAAATCTTATTGATAGACTGACACTGTCTGGTGCTTTGCCTAAATACAGCATCGAAGTGCATAAAAACATCAGTTTGCACGTCGATCAGATCCTGAACCGTGTAAATATTCTACTTCGCGCGTCGGGATGATTTTTTGTTCCGACGGCGATATTCTGGATAAAGTTGTATTTTTTCAATCGAATCTATGAAAGGTGATAGGTCCTTAATACTTTGAAGAGGTGGGATACCTTTGGATTCTACGGGAGTCGTCTCTGTGGGCTCTACGGGTGTCTCCGTGGGTTCTACAGGAGTCTCTGTTGGCTCTACGGGTGTCTCTGTGGGTTCTACGGGAGTCTCCGTGGGTTCTACATGTGTCTCTGTTGGCTCTACGGGTGTCTCCGTGGGTTCTACAGGAG